TTAAAGGATTTGAATATTTATTTTCATATGATTGGGTAAGACAATGGGGAGACGAATATACCAATCAAAATTATTTTTTACGATATTTAGGAAATTATTGGGTAGCACATGCAAAATTCTTTGAAGCAGGTGTTGCTGATTTAAAATACGGACAAGTAGATGTTAGAGGTCGTTTAGCAATTGGCAAGAATATTAATATAACAGCTGGTGCGGTAGGTCGAACTCATGGTCCATATGGATATAATCCTATAAGAAATTATTTACAAGATAATCCGTGGTGGAAGTTAGCATATGATTATGGATATCAAGATCAATTCTATCAAATAATAGATTACAGTGGCGAAGTTCCAGATACAACTGCAGATTGGACTTGGAAAAATCCAGAAGGAGAAGATATAGCTAGCACTGATGAAGAATTTAGAAGATATTATTATGGAGATATTGTAAATGATTTTAATTCAGAAAAATTTTCAGAAGTAGGAGGATTAGCTACAGTGTCTTTAGCAATAGGGTTAGACTTGTATCATTACTCAGATAGATTTTGGGTACATGCATGGGGTAACGTATTACCATTACATCAACACATATACGGAGACAAAAATTTTAGTTATGCTAATTTTATATCTAATGGCAACGGGAAAACACAATGGTTAGATTATAACGCAGGTTTAATACTCGGTGCTAAATTAGGAAAAGGTTTTGGATTATTTTTAGAGTCCGATTATCTAAGATATTGGGACAGGAGCGTATACTCCGCAAAATTAGGTTTAAACTATCAATTCAGGTAAATAAATGAAAGAGCTAAATGAAGAAACAGGATTTAAAGTAAGCATAAAAACATTAATAGGTATTTCTATAGGTATTGCTACAGTAGTAGGAATGTGGTTTGCATTACAAGCAGATATACAAGAAGCAAAAGAATTACCTCCACCAACTAAACCAGAAATTACTAGAACAGAATATGATCTAAAAGATGAGTTAATTCGAGAAACTATAATGAATACTCAAGAAGACGTTGAAGATATCAAAGAGCAACTAGAAAAACTAGAAGATCGTTTATTTGATGAAAGGAAAGGCAAATGAAAAAAATATTAGCAATATGTATGCTATTATTTATATTTAATAGTTATACACAATCATATGTAACTCCGAATACAATTTCTAGTAAAATAAATAAAGGTGCTGTTCTTGTTGAATTTACAACTTCATTTGCTCATAAATTTAAAGATTATAGCAAACTACATCACTGCACATATTACAGAGCAAACATAGAAAAATATCCAACATTAAAAAGTAAATATAAAATAAGATCGTATCCAACTGTTATATTATTTTACAACGGAAGTCAACGGGGAAAATATAAAGCAGATTTAATGTTTGATCTTAAAGCAACATATCAAGAAATACAAGTAGATATTGATGATTTGTTTTTAGACAAATTTTAATTAAAATATATTTATATATAAAATAATATTATGGCAGTTGCAAGAAATAAATATTCAATGCAAGTTCGTATACGATACACCGGTCGTTTAGTAGATGTATTAGATCGAATTCGAGCAATACGATTAGTACTAATGGTTCATATAGAAAAAGATTTAGGTAAAGAGCATGAATTAGTTACTATAAAAATAATGACACAATATCCTGCCCGACAAACGTTCTTTGCTGTTCGTAAAATATGTTTAGGAAAAATTGAAACTCTTAAAGATATGACATTATTAGAAAGCACACTTACTAAATTATTCTAATAAACTTTATATTTATATTAAAATAAGGTCTATACATGCCAGATTATAGTGAAAATAAACCAGTATGGCCCGGAAGTTCATCATTTGCTTCTGGTAAAACACCATTTGGGTTTTTTGATAATGATACTCAATTTCAAGATCATGCTGATAAATTTGCTAAATATGCCGCACAACATATTGGATATCCAATTATGGATATTGAATTACAAGATATAAATTTTTATACTGCATTTGAAGCTTCTGTAATTGAATATTCAAATCAAGTTAATCAAATAAATATTACCAATAATTTAGTAAATACAATAGGCATACAAACAGGATCTAGTTTTATGTCTGATAACGGATTTACTGGAGCAGTAATTGGAAATTCTTTTGGATATATTACTAAATTATCAAAAGCATATGGTACAGAAGCAGAATCAGGTGGTGATACTAAATGGTATTCTGCGTCTATAGATATGATACCTGGACAACAAACGTATAATTTAAAATCTGCGGCAGAAAATGCATTAGGTTATTCATTATCATCAAGTAATGGTATAGAAGTAAGAAGAGTAATACACAATGCTCCTCCAGCACTTATAAGATACTTTGATCCGTTTGTTGGAACTGGATTAGGTTCTCAGCAATTATTAGATTCTTTTGATTTTGGTGGATTTTCTCCAGCTGTTAATTTTATGATGATGCCATTACATGCAGATTTATTACGAATACAATCTATAGAATTTAATGATCGTATTAGAAAATCACATTATTCTTTTGATATACATGGAGATAATATAAGAATATATCCAGTACCAACTACATCAGGATCTGCATCAACACCATTCTTCGAAAATGTTTGGTTTGAATTTATGTTAGAACAAGAAAAAATTGATGATGCAGTTTTATTTGGAAATACTGCACTTACTACTGGAGCTGTTTCAGATGCATCTAATATACCATATACATATCAAAAATATAGTTCAATTAATGATATGGGTAGAGCTTGGATTATAAGATATGGTACTGCTTTAGTTAAAGAAATGTTAGGTCGTGTTAGAGCTAAATATTCATCTGTTCCAATACCAAATGGAGAAGTAACATTAGACGGCGGAGATTTAGTTTCACAAGGTCAATCAGAAAAAGAAACGTTAATATCACAACTTCGAGAATTTTTAGAAAAAAATACCAAAGAACAAATGTTAACTAGACAAAATACAGAAGCAACACAAATGAATGAAATGATGGCTAAAATACCACTTCGTTTATATGTTGGATAAGGATATATATGGCACTATTTGGAGGCAAACGAGACGCAAAATTTATAGCTGCCATAAATTCTGAACTAATTAATTCTATTATAGATACAGAAATTGAATTTTATAAATTAATGGTTGATCGAAGTCAATCTAATATTTATGGAGAATCTGAAAATAAAACATATTATGATTCTATATTAATTCCATGTGTAGTAACAAAAGATGAAAAATCTGCAGGAATGGATGATTATGGACATTCATATACAAGATCTGCAACATTTTCTATATCTAGAGATTTACTAGTAAAAGCAGAATTTTATCCAGAAATAGGTGATATAGTATTCTGGGATAATGAATACTATGAATTAGACAATGTAGATGCAAATCAATACTTTACTGGTAAAAATCCAGAAACTTGGCCAAATGGTTCAGAACATGGTTATAGTGTATCGGTAATTTGTAATGCACATGTAACTAGACAAACACCTCAAGCAATAAAAGATGTAAGATTTGGTGGAGATAATAAATCACCAGCATTTAAAGGAAATTAATGGCTAGATTAAATAAAAATAATATAGATCGAAAAACTAATAAACCGAATCCAAAAAAATCAGAAGGATTATTAAATGATGCTGTACTAAATCGATCTAATCAAACAAGAAGAGATGATGATATAGTAACAACACCAGAAATTACATTATATGATGTTGATTATGCTATGAAATATTATGTAGAAACCGAAGTTAAACCACAAGTACATTCGAATAATAATATGGTACCCGTACCTGTTATATATTCAAATGGAGAAAAATGGGACAATGTAAGACGTTTAGGTTTTATTCGAGATGAAAAAGGAAAACTTCAATCTCCATTAATAATGTTAAAAAGAAATTCTGCAACTGAAAAAGACAATTATAGAGGTTTAGACGTTAATAGACAAGTACCAGGAAACCAAATTATATTTCATGCAGAGTATAACAATAGAAATAGATATCAAAAAGATTTATTTCCGAACCCATTACAACAACCAAAAAAATCACAAAAACTTTATTTGATAAATATCCCTAGATATGTAACTGTTGAATATGAAATGATGTTATGGTGTGATTTTACTACACAATTAAATGATCTTGTAGATCAAGTATTACCGCATAGTAGATTTGCATGGGGTAATGAATCAAATAGATTCACAACAGTATTAGGAGGAGTTAGTTTTGAAACTGTAAATACAATTGGAGAAGATCGATTAGTTAGAGCAACAATTCCAATGACCGTACATGCAGCATTATTAACAAAACAAGAATTTCAAGCTGAGACAATTAGAAAACGATTTTCAAGAAAAAAAATATCGTGGAATACTAAATTAAATAATGAAAACGAAGATTTTACTCAAACTTCTACATAATAATTTTGATATTTAATTTATTTTTTATATAATAAATTATCATGACAAAAAAATTAGAAAAAGAACATTTTGAATCAATTCAAAAATTAAGAAAAGAATTTGCATCGATATCTAATATACTTGGAAATATATCAATAGAACGTTATGCAATTCAACAAGAATTAGATCATTTAAATCAACAAGAACAAAAGTTTTTACAACAATTTGAAACTTTAAAAAAACAAGAAACTGAATTAATGTCCAAATTAAAAGAAAAATATGGTGATGGACAGATAAATATCGAAGATGGAACATTTACTCCGTCTTAGTTTTGAGTCAAGTAAACCATATTTATAAATAAAATATATATAGGAGTATTCTAATGGCAGAAAGAGTAGTTTCGCCCGGAGTGTTTACTAATGAAGTAGACCAATCATTTTTAGCTGGTGGCGTTGCTCAAATTGGAGCAGCAATAGTAGGTACTACAGTTAAAGGCCCAGCCCTCGTACCAACCCCAATAACATCAATGGGAGATTTTGAATCAATATTTGGTTCATTTACTGATGAATCATATGTACCATTAGTAGTTAATGATTACCTGCGTAATGGAAATGTAATTACAGTAACAAGATTATTATATGAAGATGGATATTCACTATCAAATGGATTACTTGCAGTAGTTGCAACATCCGGATCAACGGTAGCATCAACTTTTTCTACAGGATCAGTAACATTTAATTTTGTTCCATCTGGATCTGTATTTGCTGGTGGTTCTGATGAAGTATCTATAGGTGGTGTAGATTTTACATTTGTTTCTGAATCAGCAGGATTAACAAATACAGCAACACAGATATTTGTAGAATTTCCAAATGCAAGTGGTGCAACAACTACTACAACGGTCGCAACAAATTTAGCAAGTGCAATTAATAATAATACCTCACTTCACGGATTAAATATTACAGCAAACACTTCGACTAACATAGTACAGATAACTGGATCATCAGCAGGAGTATTAAATTTAACTGTTGCAACTGGTTCTGGAGGCGATACGACAGCTACGGTAGCTAATTTTGCAGTACCTGTTAATGTTCAAGGAGGAATAGAAGCTTCCGGAGACGTTAATCATGTTACTCACGTATTACATCCAACACAAGCTGTAACCACTGACGGTGCTACAAATTTATTTGAAGACAGTGTGCTTAACGATGGTGGATCTGGAAGTTTTGAGTTAAAATATAGCGGTTCATTTGTAGCTGGTACTGATAGTGCTATAGGATTTGATGGTTCATTCTTAGTAGCAGAAGGTGGATCTATTTCTGGTTCAATTGTATCTACAAGCAATACTCATTTAAATAAAGTATTTGGTCAATCACCAAAATCAGTAGATTATCCAGTATTTGTACAATATGGCAATAAAAATGCATCGACATTATTTAATAATCTAGGCGACGTAACATTAACATTACAAAAAGTTGCATCATTTGCATTAGCACAAGATTTTAAAACTGCAGCAACTCCATTTATAACTTCACAAAAAATTGGAACGCTAACTAAAAATTTATTGAAGTTTCATACTTTAGCACATGGTACATCTGTTAATCATGAAGTTAAAATAGGTATACGAGATATAAAATTAGCATCAGAAGTTTCTGATCCAAATGGGTATGGTACATTTACTGTAGAAGTTAGAAAAGTAAATACTACAAATATTCCTGGATCACCATATGACTCAGATGATACAGACAAAGTCCCAGAACTAGTAGAAACATTTAGAAATGTAAACTTAGATCCAAATTCATCTAGATTTGTTTCTAGAATAATTGGTGATAGATTTACCACAGTAACAAATGATGGCGATCTTAGAATAAATGGAGATTATCCAAATCTTTCTAAGTATATTCGTGCAGAAGTAACAGAAGCAGTAACAAATGGAGCTGAAAATGAAGAATTAATACCATTTGGATTTGCAGCACCAAATTCTCCAATACCAGATGTAACTGCAGGAGTAAATTTATATCCAATTGCATATACAACATCACAAACACCATCAGGACAAGCATATAGTAGTAAAAATTATTATGGATTTGATTATACTAATTTAAATAACTTAAATTATTTAGCACCAATTCCAACAGCTAATAGTACTACTGGTAGCAATACTGCATTTTATCTTGGAGATCAAAATCAAGATTCTGGAGCAGCTTTTCCTACTCTGTTAACTGCATATAGTGGTTCTATTCAAACTGTGTTAGATGCAGGAACATTGAATACTAATATTGCATTGAGTACTCGTAAATTTATGGTACCGATGCAAGGTGGATTTGATGGAGCTAAACCAAATCTAAAAAAATATGCTGGAACAAATATTAGTGCAACAAATACATTTGGACATGATTGTAGTGGTACTGGTACTGGTGGTACAAAAGCATACAAAAAAGCATTTGATTTATTAGAAAATTCAGATTTCTTTGATATTAATTTATTATTAACTCCTGGTATTATTGATAGTTTACATCCTTTGGTAACTACCGATGCTAGAAATTTAGTAGAAGAAAGACAAGATACATTTTATGTAATGGATACAAATGCATTAACTGATAGTTTAGATACTGTAGTTAATCAAGTAACATCAATTGATAATAATTATACTGCAGCATATTTTCCATGGGTTAGAGTAATTGATCCAAGTAAAAATAAACCAATATATGTACCGCCATCAGTAGTTGTACCGGGAGCATTAGCATTTAATGATGCAATATCAGCACCATGGTTTGCACCAGCTGGTTTAAATAGAGGTGGTTTAGATACAACCATAGGAACATATATTAATCTTTCTCAAAAACAAAGAGATAAGCTGTATGAAGCACGTGTTAATCCTATTGCAAACTTTCCTAATGAAGGAGTATGCATTTGGGGTCAAAAGACACTACAAGGTAAGGCAAGTGCATTAGATCGTGTCAATGTGCGTAGATTATTAATTGCAGTTAAGAAATTTATTGCATCTGCAACTAAGTTTTTAGTATTTGAACAAAATACATCTGCAACTAGATCACGATTCTTAGGAATAGTTAATCCATATCTAGACCAAGTAAAAGCACAGCAAGGATTATCTGCATTTAATGTAGTAATGGATGATACTAATAATACTCCGGATTTAATTGATCAAAATATTTTATACGGACAAATATTTTTACAGCCAACAAGAACGGCAGAATTTATTATTCTAGACTTTAATATACAACCAACAGGTGCAAGTTTTCCAGAATAGTAACATATAATTTTAATATAAAGGTAGGGTAACGCTCTACCTTTTTTTATGTTTGATATATTTATTAAAAAAAGGATTATAATGGCATTAGAAGATTTAGTAGATGGTTCGTTAACCGACTTTGGTGTAGATACCAATTTTAGAGATGCTTCATATAGTTGGGAACCAAAACGTACTCATCAATTTATCATGGAACTAGAAGGTATTCCATCATACTTGATAAAAACAACAGCAAAACCAACAATAGAAAACGGCGAAATACCGTTAAATCATATTAACGTTGAACGATATGTAAAAGGTAGATCCAAATGGAGTGCTATAAATATATCATTATATGATCCTATTGTTCCTGACGGAGCACGTGCTGTTATGGAATGGGTTAGATTGCATCACGAATCAACAACTGGTAGAAATGGATATGCAACGACATATAAAAAACAAATTTCATTGAAACAACTTAGTCCATTAGGAGAAGTTATTGAAGAATGGACTTTGCATGGTGCATATATTACTAGTGCCAATTTTGGTAGTTTAGATTGGAGTGGTGAAGAGTCTGTAATGATTGAATTAGGTATTCGTTACGATTGGGCATTTTTAAATTAAAATATATATATATATAAACTAATAGGGGCAGTTTTGTCCCTATTTTTTATTGTTCGTATATTTATAATAAAGTTATAAGGAAATATCAATGAGTAGAACAACTGACAGATTATCTAATAATCAACAACTAATAGACTTAGCAAAACAACAATACGAACAAAAAAAGCATAAATCATTATTACCTCCAATTGTAGTACCATTAGCAAGTAGAGGTTTAGTATATGCAAAAGATAATCCTTTACGAGAAGGATTTATTGAATTGCGAGTTATGACTGCATATGATGAAGATATACTTACAAATCCAACATATTTAAAAAGAGGTATAGCTTTAGAAAAATTATTAGATGCACTTATATTAACTCCTGGAATACAAATAGACGATATACATGCTTTTGATCAAGAAGTAATGCTTATGTCAGCAAGAATTTCAGCTTATGGTAATGAATATCCTGTCATAACTGTAGATCCAAAAACAGCAAAACAACTAGATAGAAAAATTGAATTATCAAGTTTAAAAATGAAAAATTTTGATTTAACTGCAGATGATAATGGAGAATTTGAATATGATATTTCAGATGATGTAAAAATAAAATTTGGATTTTTAACACCAAATCAAGTAAAAAAAGTAAATGAAGAGCAGTATATATCTACATATTTACAACAAGTTATACGAGAAGTTAACGGAGATAGATCTACAAATAGAATTCTAGATTTTATTAAGTATGAATTATTGCCAAAAGACAGTAAACAGTTTAGAACGTATATTATAGATAATACACCAGGATTAAACTATGACGTAGAAGTTGAAGGTGAGGATGGGAGCACCTTCATTACTAGGTTTCAATATGGATCAGACTTTTTTCGGGTTTAGTGCTAACGATCGAAACATATTACATGAAAGATTATTTGAATTGTTATGGGTTGGCGAAGGCCGGTGGAATTTTGATGATATATACAATTTACCTTTAAATATACGAAAACTTTGGATAACTAAATTTAAAAAAATACAAGAAACCAAAGAAGAGAAGTTAAAAGAACAATACGATAATAGAAAATCTGCTACATCCAAATCCAAAAGAATTCATAAAAAATAATAAATTAACATATTTATTATTATATTAACTGCAGGAATTTTTTGAAATCTACAAACAACATATTAATAGAAAAACTTAGATTGCTTCCAAGACATGGCCGGCAAGACCGTAGAGAGCTGGATCCAGAAGCAGATTCTGACGCGAGAGAGAGAAACATAAAAAAGAGAAGAGAAGAAATTGCAGAAAACATTAGTGCAACAAATGTGTTAAAAGAATTATCTAATACATTAGAAAAAGCTAGAGTTGATGCAGATAAATTTGAAAATGTTTTAGCGTCAGTATCAAAAGCTACAACTGGCCTCCGAACAAAATTTGTTGAATTAAGCATGGGTTTAGGAAAAACCATGAAGTTTGTAGACGACTACAATAAAAAAATCCTACAAACAGTTAAAAACTCAACATATCTAGAAGAGAGAAACAAAGAATTAAATAAAAGTTATGGATTATCAAGTAAAGGTGCTAATAAATTTAGCAAAGAATTAAGAAATGTAGCAATTCGTACGGGTATTGGAGGAGATAAAGCATTTAAATATGCTGAAGGATTAAAAGATCTAACTGGCGGATTCATGACTTCTACAAAAGCCAATGAAGATTTTAATGCAGAACTAATTATGGGGCAATCATATTTGCAAAACAATATGGGTCTATCAGAAGATGCTGCGCTTCGTTATGAACAATATGCAGCATCAATTGGAAAATCTGGAGTGGAAGCTGCACACGCACAACAAGAATTAGCATCTGCACTTTCAGCTCAAACTGGTATGGATGCAACTCAGATTCAAAAAGATATATTAGAAGGAATAGCTGAAACGTCTGAAGAAATAGTAGGTCAATACAGCAAAATGCCAGGCAATTTAGAAGTAGCTGTAATGAAAGCCAAAGCTTTAGGCACAAGCATGGATCAACTTCATCAAACTGGACAAGGTTTATTAGAAATAGAATCTTCAGTTGGTAAAGAGCTAGAATATCAACAATTAACTGGTAAACGATTATTAGATTCACAAGGCAAAAGTTTAACCAATGAATATAGGATGGCCACAATACGTGGAGATGGTGCTAGACAAGCAGAATTAATGTCAGAATTTTTAGAAGAAGAAGGAGATAATCTAGAAAACAACATGTTTGCTCGAAAAAAAGCTGCAGAGCTTTTTGGAATGCAAGAAGGTGACATGATGCGTATGAAGCGTCAACGAGATATATTAGCTAAAATGGGTGCAGAAGATTTATTGGATTTAGAAGCTGGTGATGTAGAAGAAATTGCAAAAAAATTGAGAGCAGAAGGTGCATCTAAAGATGATGTAGAAACATTTCTTAAAGAATCAGACACAAGAACAACTGCAGAAAGATCTTCAGATTATTTAAAATCTATAGATGAAAAACTTGTAAGTGACGTACAAGCTAGATTTGGCGATAAAGAAATGGATATGTTAAGACAAGACACAGAGACATTTGTTAGGAACCAAAATGAAACAAAAGAAAATATTGCAAAGATGACTGAAACGTTTGGTGAAATAGCTGTACTAGAAGAAACAATAAAAACTGCAATTACGCCAATTGCTGCTGTTGGGAAAAATTTGCCAATATTTGGAACAGCAATGACTAAGTTAGTAGAAAAATTAAAAGGCCGGTCATTCAACTTAGTCACTGAAGGAACTCCAGCAGAAGATGTAATTTCATATCCAGGTGCTGGTGCTAGAGTGTTAACTGGACCATTTGGTGCATTTCAATTAGATCCTAGAGATTTTATAATGGCTGGAGATCCTAACAACATGGTTGCTCCAAGTGGAGCAGATCCTACTGCCTTAGTTGCAATGATGGTAAAAGCAATCAGTGGTTTAACCGTTCAAGCAAAAATATCTCCGGACATGTTTATGCAAGCTTCGGAACTTAACGACGCAAGGAATTTATCATGAGTGAACAACAAAACATAAACACACCATATTCATCATTTGCAAACAGTATACCATCAACATTTAATCCAACTGCATTTATAAGACGACATAGACCATATGATTTAGGATATGAAAATGCAAAAATATTTTCATTGGGAGGCAAAGAGTCTAGATTCAACAGCATATTCAATGTAAAAACACCTCCATTAAACTATGAAGTGAAGATGCCTTATACAAGTGAACAAAAAGGATTTACAGAAAATTCTAGTATATCTAAAAATTCATTGACAGATAATCCATTTCAATTGAGACGAACCGGACAACAAGCTTCAGATGTTCAATCAATTGCAGTAAATGAGTCTAACGCAACTTGGCAAGCTCCATTTGCAAAATTCACAAATGTTACTCCAGAAAGTATAGCGAAAAGAGTAACAGGTTTAGCTGCACTATCAGCTGCTTCATTAACAGGTATTCCACAAGTAGCACAAGTAGGACAATCTCTGATAGAAAATACAGCTAATCCAGAACAATCTCCACTTCGAGCATATAATACTGGGCCAATCAAATCATATAAAAAGATACCAGGTGTTAAATATGCAGATTTTAGATCTAGACTTTGGTCAGATGCTGCATCAGGAGGTGCATCATTAAGATTAGATGGTGTGGGAGCCGCAACAAGAGGAAGTGTACGAGCAGGAATATATGCAGCAGCTGCAGCTTCACCAGTTGGTGCTTACTCAGTTTTCAATTTAAATGGAGCTGGTAATTCTGGATATGGTTGGGGTGATCATGATAATCCGTATGCACTCCGAAAAGACTTTACGGCATTAAGTCATATAGCTACTAGATGGGTTAATGAAATACCAGAAGCGTTAACTGCTGCAGTACCCGGGCATTGGCGCCCTACACGTAATCCATTAGAAGTTGCAACGCCATTTCGTGGAGACAAAGTAACAGCAATAGATTTTTCAAAAAGAAAATTAGCAGATGCATATAAATGGAATGATAGAAGAATAGGAGCATTATCAGTTGGCGCATTTAAAGCAAATTTAACACAAGATTTTATTAAATTTTTCTTCACAGGTCCTAGTTTAGACGGAACTGATAGAACAAAGACTGAAGTTGACGATATTATAGTGTTTAGAGCAACATTACTGAGTATTACTGACACTCATAGTCCAGAATGGACACCACAAAAAATGATTGGCCGAGCAGATCCTAATTATCATTATGGAGGATATAGCAGAAATGTAAGTTTTGATTTTGATGTGTATGCAACATCCAGAGATGAAATGAAACCAATATATCGTAAATTAAATGCATTGGTTGGATACACTGCTCCTACATATAATAAAACAGATATAGCTATGGAAGCTCCATGGATGCGGTTTACAATGGGAGATTTATTTTATCAAACTCCTGCAGTTATGACTGCATGCACCGTAACATTAGGTTCAGATGATTCGCCATGGGAAACTAACATAACAAAAGACAAAGAAATGATGGAACTGCCAATGAAATTTAATGTTTCCGTTACATTGAACATACTTACCAACTCAGTTCCACAGAAAGGCGGACGTTTCTATACATTGGCTAAACAATTAAATGACACCGGTGAAACTAAAAATGGAAATGATAATTGGTTAAGTGATTTTAAAGTAAATGCTGATATTGTACCACCACCACCACCAGAACAATCATCTACGACACAAGAATAGGAAAAATTATGGCACGATATTCAACAACACCAACGAGAAAAGACAACAACGGAAAACGAAGAAAATCCACTACTATATTTCCTAATATACCAAAATCAACAGAAGATATTTTTATAAAAACAACAACACCAGAACGTTTAGATAAATTAGCAGATAGATTTTACAATGATGTGTCATTGTGGTGGGTTATTGCATCTGCAAACGGAGTAGGTAAAGGAACATTTATTATTCCAAAAGATACTAGCATAAGAATACCTAGTCAAAATGAAGTTACTAACATATTAATCAGAACCAATAGTACAAGATGAGTGATATTTTTTATAGCAATGTTAATGAAAACGTACGAGCAGAATTAAATGCTCGAGGAAAAGCTGGATTTCATAATAGATCTAACAAAGACTTTGATTTCATGTTAGGTAAAGTTGCTAACATTGAAGTTATTCCATATACTTCTTCATCGCGTTCAGACGATACAGAAATTAAAGGAGCTAGACTTGGAGGATTTACCACAAGGCAAGGTCAATTTTTACCTGGTGGCCCAAATGGTTATCTGGCAGACAGAAAAAAGAAATTAGAAACTACGACTATTTCTGAAACTGGAGAATCAGAAACCAACGAAACAGAGTATATAAATAAATCAAGAAGAACACCTCCATATATAACATCAGCAGAAATAAGCATTGGAGATCATTCAATGGGTCTTATGAATACTGCTACCATACAATTCATTATACCTAATCCTCAAGCAGATTTAAATTTTATAGAATCAACATATTTTAGACCCGGTCGCCATGTAGCTATTAAAATAAAACATCCTGAATCTGCAGTAATTACCGGAGAATTATTGGATGAACAAGGAACAAATTTTGCCACATCAGAAAAAATAGAAAAATTACAACAAAGATTTCCTAACAGAGATTTAACTGAATTCAGAAAAATGAACGTTGTTACATTTGATGGACAAATAGTTAGTTTTGATTTAGCATATCAAGAAGATATGTCAGTACAAGCAAGTTTATCATTAAGAGGAGCGAGTGCTACATATACTGATGTTTCATTGTTAATGGATGAAAATAAAACTACTAAAAAGAAAAAAACACAACCAAAAGCACCACATAAAAAAAGTGAAAAACAAGATATAGTTCGTCTAAATGATGGAACAGATTTACCAGCATCATCATCTTTAGCTATAGAATCACTTGCAAGTGGAACTGGTACTGCAGGAACAATAAAATTTTTAAAAAATGATAGAGCAAATGCTCCTGGAACATTTATTCCTCTAGGATCATATATAACTGGTGCTGGAAATTTATGGGAAGGTAATGTTGAAGAATACGAAGCTTCAGTTGAAGAAGCAAACCGAGACAAAGAAAAATCAAAATCATTTTATAATAGACTGTTAACAGAATATGATGCTAAAGCAGTAGAATATTGGAAAAAAATAAGAGATGACATAACAGATTATAATAGTTTAAAAGCTGAAGAAAATTATATGGAGTTTAAGATTAAAGAATCTGGAGAAAAACTAGGTTTGTGGACTAAACCATATGTTGGAGCTACATCATATAAATATATAAATTTAGAATGGGTAATTGATTTTTTAAATCGAGAAATTCAACAAAAAACAAATGATCCTTTTGCAGAAATTATTTTTACATCAAAAGACGCCTTAATACAATCTACATACTATCCAGATTTAGTTTCAACAGATCCAATTGATATTATTCTAAACGTTAATAAATGTATATATGGAAAAGGAACTGCATCTGAATTACATTGGATGCATCTGCATAAAAAATCAGGAGATGTTGATAGAGATAACCCATTTAGTGGTGCTATTAGCAAAGGTATTTTAAAACGTTATGAATCTACTCATTACTCAAATGGTGAACCAGTAACAATGTTACCTGGTAGATTTTTTATTAATATGGATTTAATAAAAAAAATAATTGATTCATTGAATAAACAAGGCAAATTAGTATCTCAAGGTCCAGCTCAAGTATTAAAAATGCTTAGTAGTTATATAGAAAAAGCTTCAGCTGGAACTGTACATTTAAAACTTGTAACACATCCAGAACCAAAATTCCAAAACAAATTATTGTTTGCTGATTCAAAATTAATAAAAAGAAAAGTAGATGAACAAGATACAAGTGTGCCAGTAGTGCCATATAAAGTGCCAATGTTTGCAAATCATCCCAATGGAAGTGCTGTGCATTCATTTACATTTTCTGGAAAATTACCTAGTGATGCAAGTAACTTATCATTTGTGTTAAATCAAGGAGGAGAAAATGCTAGCGAATCTGATATAGCTCCATATTTAGCTTGGATGTATGCACAATCTACTGTTAATAGAACATCTGATGCTAATGGAAATGTTACTGAAACATCTGGTAACATGTTAACACCAGAAGTATTACAACAAAAGAAAGATGAATATGCAAAAGTTCATGATGAATCATTAGAAGCATATAAAATTTCTAAACAAGATTTTGCAAAAGATCCAGATTCAAATGATACTATAAATACAATGAAGAAAGCTGCAAAAAAATATATGAAATATCCAACTCCTGATATTTCGTTATCAAATAATATGGCAAGTCCAACTATACCATTTACTGCAGATTTTACTATAGATGGAATAAATGGACTTAGATATGGAGATGTTTTAGATTTTGCCGGATTACCAGATAGATACAGAAAAAATGCAGTGTTTAGTATAGTTAATATAACACATACAATAGATACTAGTGGTAAATGGACTAGTGCTATAAAAACTATGATGAGAATAGAGGTAGATAATTCATGAATTTTAGATTAAAATCATATTATATTGCAGATGATATTACGCCAAATTTATATACAACTGGTGATGAATATATAATTATTGAAACTGGACAATCTTATACCGGTCCATATCATACATATAATACTGGAGAAGTATTTACATTATCTAATTGGAATCCTAATCAATCTAAAAAATTATTTAAAATAGATACAGACGAAACTACAAATAATTCTGCAGATGTTTTTATATATAAACAATTAAATAAAATAAAAACAAAATATAAATCATTTCAACCATCAGTACCCATTATAACAGATAATGATAAAAAATTAGGATATATTCACAGATATTTTATTAAAAAAATTAATAATAATAATGTTATTGAAATTAATAAAAAACAATTTAATGATTGGGAATCTGAAAACATAGATCCAAATTTATATTTTGCTATAAAAATAAAATGGACAATTACTGGAGTGTTACAAGATACTATATCTAATGGAGTAAATATAGAAGCAGTATCAACTATTAACACAAAAGAAGTAACTCGAGCTAGTAAAAAAATAATTGAAATTGTTGATGTGTTATCTGATCTAACACAATATTATGTAGATATGAATATTATTACTCCTGGTAATATTAATGCTTCTACAACTAACACACCTACAACATCTGGATATTAATTCGGCTATTTAACTTTTTTTTCTTATTATTAATATATGATACTGGATCATGAAGATGAAGTTACTGCAATATTACGTAATATACAAAATAAAAAAACTTTATTAGTACCCATATTCTGTAATTCGCAACATCATGTATCTACATCAAATTTATCTGCAATATACATATATTCAGAAAACGATATAGAAGTTATAATTCCAATACATCATACAGAACAAATAAGGGGCTTTCGAGAATACGTACAAGACTTTTTACAATTGAAAGACATCTTTGTTCATGACAAAAAGAAATGGTTACAGCGAGGTGGAAATGGAGATGTATGGGATGTAAAAACATTGTGGTGGTATACAT